GCAGCGACTCGATTGGTCACGAAGATGCTGATGCCGTAGGAGGCGAGCACGTCGTTGAGCGCACCGGCGTAGATTCCGGCGAGCGCGGCGTACTCCTGCGGATTCATGATCCACAGGGTGTAGTTGATCCCCATCTCTTCCTGCTCCGAAACGAGATTCGCCTTCGCGAAGTCGTTTGCAGGCCAGAGCGTCCAATTGGAGGCCGACGAGCCGACGGTCACGACCGTCTGCCAGTTATGCCCGACCACCGAACGGGAGTTCGCCGTGATGTACGCGTCCAGCACCGAAACGCCGATCTGGTTGATCTTGCGGACGATGGTGTTGGTCATCTGCCGCACGGCGTTGGTGAACTGCTGGATGTCGTTGCGATCGCGAGCCTCCCACGTAATGGCGAACTTGCCGCCCCACTTCTCGGGAGTTGCGATCTTGAAGCCACGGCGCTGGAAGGTCAGCTCCGGGAACACTTCACCCGGTGCGACCTTCTGCACGTCACGGCTTGCGTACAGATCGTTCCCAGCGACCTCGTTGTAGATGATCGCCCCTCCTGCCACCGTCCCACCATTCGTGAACACGCGGTCCACGAAGAACCGCTGGGCGGAGAGATCGATGATGATGGGGGTGATGACGCGCGTCGGGTTCTGCAGCGCGTAATCGACCGAGATCGTCGTCTCGTCCGCTCCCACGGTCGGCGGAGCGATCGGGTTGTACAGAGCGCCAGGCTGGAGGGCGGCTGCTACCGGCTCGGCACGGAGGGCGACGAACCGCTCGCCCCCGAACGAACCCGCCTCCTGCCACTCCACCGGCATTGACTTGTTCTTCATGTTGGCCTTCCCTCCTTCCTACGCGATCGATCCGGACAGGTACAGCTGGATCTCGGCGTCCTCGGCATTGGCACAACCGTTGAGACAGACGCCAATGGGGATACCGGTCGTGCGGGTGATCACGCGACCGTCTGCGAGCGCCTCGACCTCGGCACCGGCAGCGATTGCGCCGGAAGCCGTGATCGGGAGGACGCCTTCGCGCTTGACGGGCACGAGGCCACCGGATGGCGTGTCGTAGCCGACGACACCGAACACGCGGCCACCACCGGTCGGATTCCCGACTTGGTAGTTACCGCCATCCGGAGTGGCCGAAAGACCGACGCCTGCGTTACCAGCGCCGGAGGTTCGGTTGCCGGAGATCATGCAGAGGCGCTTGCCCGTGAGGGCGACTGACGCCTTGCAGGTGATGTCACTTCCCGGACGGTAGACCGGTACCACGTCGTTGACTGCTGTGATCGCCCAACCGAGCAGGAAAGCACCGAAGATGGAGCCGAGCAAGCCCTTCATCAGTCGCCTCCTGCCATCGTCACGCGGGACGGCCCACCGGCTGCCGCCTCCGCTGCCTTGCGAGCAGCGATCTCCGGGAACCAGCCGCTGATGTCCACGACGTTGCTGGACTCGGCATTCGGCGTCTCGCCCCTCAGCTTGACTGGGATCACGTTCTCCGCGAGCGACTTGATCAGCTCGATGGTGCCCTCGCGGTCTGCTTCGAGCAGAGCAGCGAAGTGCGCCTTGCGAGACGGAGCGAACTTCCCGACCTCGACCGCCCCCATGAGCAACTGCTCGTCCTGCGACTGCAGCTGCTCGGTACGGGCCTCGCGGCCCATCCGGGCATCGGCCTGCAACTGCACGAGCGCGGCTGCATCGACCGTGACCGTTCCGGCTGCCGACGCGGAAGCACCGGCATCGGATTCGACGTCTCCGCCGCCCTCGTCGTCGTCCTCCGAACCGCCACCGGGCTGACCCTCGGGCTGGGGCACCCCTTCGGTATCCGGATCGGGCACGCCCTCGGAGTCACCGGGACCGGCCTCTGCCGCGACCCGGAGCACTTCCTCATCGGGAGTGCCCTCCGGAAGGTTGAGCCGCGCCCGAAGCTTGGCCATCAGCTCCTTCATGTTGCCTCCTTCCTTCCTGTCGGGGCAGGTTTCTGCCCTGGTGCTGTACCGCGCAGCGATCTTCGTCTCGCCACGAACTGTTGCAATCCCCGCGCACGCTGCAGCGACCTGATCAGCGCGTGCTGCGACATCGACGTACTCGATCTTGACCTGGACAGCTTCTCCGAAGACCACATCCTCGCCGTTGATCGTGAACGGAACGCGCCAGAGGTTGTCGTACCCGTCGTTCACGATCAACTCGAAGGGGTCGAGCAGGAACATCTGGCACCACCACCAGTAACGTCCGCTCGCCTCGGTCGCGAAGTCGTTGTAGAAGGCGTCGATCACCTTAGTCTGCGAAACCTGAGCGACGACTTCCTGCGCCCTGGCCAGGACGCGCCTCAGCCGGTTCATACGTTGACCTCCACGAAGCTTGGAGTCTCCGAGCCGTACAGGGCCGGGAGATCGTTGAGCGCCAACACTGCCGGGAACTGGACTCCGAGCAGTGCCAGCCTGGTCAGCACGAACGAGTACTCCTTCTTGTTTGGCCCCATGAAAGCGAACCAGCCTTCGATGGAGCGAGACGGATAGGCGACCGGCATAACCTTCGCCAGCCACAAAGGGACGTCGATTAGGTCGGACACAAGTAGCGTGTCCGAGCGCTCTAGCCTCAGGTTCTCGATAAACCCGAAGTTTGGATCTCCGTCAAGATCCGGCTCGATCTCGGCCTGGCATGATGGGCAGGCATGAGGATTGTATCGTGGATCGGTATGACCAAGCCCGATCCGCGCCCGTGGTAGGAGCGGATCTGCCGACGCCGCCACTGCCGCTGCCAGGTGCGTATCCCCGAAAGTCACTGCTCCGTTCATCGACGGCCAGTCCATTCCTGCCTCGATGAGTGGAACGTCTGCCATGCGGCAAAGGACGATGCCCTCTTCGTCGTACGTGACCTCCGGCTCTGGAAGCTCAGTAGTGATGGCCTCGGCGCGGATGAACGAGTGCAGATGCTTGCGCTCTAGCATTGCAGCCTGAGCCGCCACCTGAGCCGCCGCATCCGAGGTATTCGCGTAGAGCGCCGCTTGTTGGTCCTTCGCCTTGCCCTCAGACGAATGGCAACCCATGATCTTGCCAGAGTCTTCGTTCTTGACCGCCCAAGGTTCGTCAGCGCTGCACGCATCGACATCCTTCTCTACTTTCCAAGGCACCTAGGGGATCACCACCACGACGGGAATATAGCACACTGGCCGGTCAGCACACAAGGAAGGGTTTAGCCCCCGGTAGCTGTGGCTGGGACAACGGGCACCACTTCGGGTGCAACCGGAATCTGAGGCGGAGCCTGCGGTTCTGGCCTCGGCCCCGTTCGCTTAGTCAGGTGGTAGCGCTCACGCAGTTGATCTTCCAGCTCTTCATCAACCGTGATCGCCTTGGCCGCAATCAGCTTCACCAGCTCCTCTACGGCGATGTGCTCGTCTTCTTCCTGGATCTCCCAAGTGAGGAGTGGCACCGTATCCACATGTCCAGTGACGTTCCAGTCAACCCAGTCTTCGATGACATGCTCGTTTGTCACGTCTGCGAACCACTTGGCGACTGCCTTCTGAGCGATGAATGCATACTCGATGAAGGACTGCCCCAGGGCACGCGACCCGGTTTCGGTCTGGCCCAACTGGATGAACATGTGGAGGAACTGCCGCGCCATCGACTCGTCGTGGTAGCGGATGGAGTTGATGACGTCGGTATTGCTTCCGGTGCGGAGAAGGTCCATCTGTGAGCCAGCTGGCAGAGAACCACCTGCCTCCTCTCCGACCTTGAACTGCTGCGCCATCTTCGCCATTCGATCGAGTTCGGACTTAGATGCCCCCGGCTGGCCCTTGACGATGGGAACGCCCCCGGCACGCTCGTGGTTGATCGCGTCCACGCGCAGTAGGCGATCCTTGACCAGCCAGTTGCGGTAGCAGTCACGCAGGAGTGAACGCCCCACCCAGTTCGCCGCCTCCTGTTCCCAGACATAGGCGACAAGGCGATCCACCGGGATTTCCACGCCCATGGTGCCCGAAAAACCGAGAACTCCCGCGCTCCGCTGTTGGACAAAGCCCTGCCGGATCGAGATCAACCCGCCATCGTCTGCGACGTTGATCTGCGTGATGGATTCCTGGGGACGAGGGGCTAGCTTCTTCAAGTGCCAGAGGCCATCATCCTCGATCGCCCCGAGTTGCTCGAAAAACGCGTAGCCGAAAATCAGGGCTAGAAGCCCCTCATACAGGTGCTTATCCCAGGAGAACCGCCCCTTCAAACGGCCCCGTGGCCTCGGATCTTGCCCCTTAACGTCGAGGTTGAGATCGTTCGCGATGCCGTCCACGATTTCAGGCCGAGCATCATTCGCATCGATGACCCACTTGAACCGGCGGATCGGCATGGTCATGGCCCTGTAGAGGCCAGCGATCTGCGAATCGGTCCGCATTCGCTGATACGCTTTGACGCTCAGCGGCCACTTGAGATCAGGTACGTATTCTTTGTCATCGATGAACTGATTCCAGCCCAGGTCGTTGAGGACACCCTCCGGGCGACCGATGGGCGCACGTGGTTGGCGCTCATACCCGATCTCACTCGTCGGGGCGAGGCTTGAAACAGCCGCTCTGACCTCGTGGTCCACTATTTCTTCTCGATGACCTTGCCAGGCACCGCCGCACCGAGGTCGTCATCACCGGCACGCTGGGCCAAGACGACCTTACACACGGCGAGGCCAGCGGCGATGCCAACCGTCTTAACAGTCGCTCCCCACGTGAAGTGAGGATCTGTCAGCGCGGTGATCCCGGCAGCTGCGCCTGTGTAAACCACCGTCCAGCCGACACGATCCAAAAAGTCTAGCCATTTATTGATCCGCATCTTCCCTCCCTAGACCTTGACCTTGACGAACAACCGCACGTTGGCCCTATTCCTCTTGCGGAGCATGACCTCTCCGCCGTTACTGTCGTTGCCGACGCCCGTATTCCCCTCGATGCACCAGAAGTCGCCCTGCCCTAGGTTGCCGAACTGCCGGATGGCATTTTCCAGCGCCTTCGGCACCAGACGCTTGAGCGTGGCCTCTTCTGCCGCCATGCCGATGTGATCCGCGATCTTGTCGCCCTGCCAGTCAAAGCAGACTCGGACTCCATCGGCTGGGCCTCCCGCAACCATGAGGCCCCTTCGACCGGCAATAGCGTCGGCCACGATGAACGGGACGTAGGCGTAGTAACGCCCCTTAGCCCAAGTCTTCAACTCGATCTTGAGCGTGACACTGATCCAGGTCTGGAACATCGCGCACCACGCGCCGATCATCCCGTACCATTTGTTGAACTTTGAGTTGTTAGACCCGGATGGATGTTCGGTTTGCCCCAGCTGGGAGAGTGCGTGCTGGACTTTCTTCTGCTGGATCGAAAGCGGAGCAGCCTTCTTTGTCTTCTTGTTCGCCGCCGCCTTGCGCTTGGCTGCGAGCGCCTTCATTGTGGGAGTCGGCTTCGCCTTACCGTTGAGGAAAGCGATTAGCTGGTCCCCGGCTACCTGATCCGGCCTGGCGTACCCGAGCCAATATTTGGCCCTGTAAACTGACTGCGCAGTGAGGACGCCATATGCGCCATCGATTGCTCCCTGTAGCCAGCCATGCTGT